TAGGCTGAAAAGCAATTCCTAACGTTTCAAAGACTGTTTCATTCACGAATCCTTGATAAGTCGTAAAATCTTTTTCAATTTCTAGAACATCTTCATAGTATTCCATTGCTAAAGTGCCTTCGACATCTTCCGCTTCATCTTCCCAAACTTGAATTAAGTATTCGGAAGCAGGGGTTAGCGGGTCATTCATTAACTTTTTATATAAGTCTGCATCTAAGTAATCTTGCTCAATGCCTAACTCGATTAAAGCAATGTTGGCGGTCGAATCTTTTCCAATTGGCAATTTGATATCTTCAATCGCTTTTTCAATCTTTGTTTTAACCTCTTGAATCAATTCATTCAAGGCAATCATATTTTCAGCTAAATCTGTAGGAAAAATCGTATCAGATACTGATTCACTTCCATCAACAACGACTTCATCTAAGAAGTCATCGATTAAAGCACGCCGTTCTCGTTCTTCTTCTTTATCCAAAGGACGATAATTAATCTTTTGTCGTTCAGCTAATGTATCAATACCGGGTAAAGCATTTACACTATCAAAATCTTGTTCATTCATTCCCTTTACTCCTTACTGACCTGAATGGCGTTTAATTTGTGTCGCCGCCGCTCTTAGCAAGTTGGCAGGTAAGGGGATTACGGTGACGAGAGCTTCTTGTTTTACGATAAATAAGTTGTTGCTGTAAATGTAATAATTTCCTTTAATCGGTTGTTTGAAAGCTTGAGCTGTTACCCATTTGTATAAAGACCCTGTCATCTTCCCGTGAGGCAAACCACGTTCGATTGCCATCTGGTATTGACGTTCACAAGATTTTTTAGGAATGCCCATTCGTTCTTTTAATCGTTTTTCCCCATGTCGTGTTACATGTTTCTCCATAATAATTCCTCCTTATAATAGAAAAGTAGCCCCTAGGCAGGGGAGGAGGCCTTGGGGCTACATCAAAAAAGGGAGAGGGAGGTGTATATGATGAAAGGGTTACCCCTTAGCATCCATTAAAAATGGTCTCGACCTTTAAACGAAGACCGCTGTCCTCTACTTCCCCAATCCAATGATTCACGGTTTTTCTTCCGACCTAATCTAGTGCGTTTTGGTGGAGGAGCCCCCGGTTCATCCCATCCTTCTGCTTTTTTCTCTGAGAATGTATTGTTCTCAAATACTTCTTTTAACGGGTCTACAAATTCTCGTTTAACTGATGAAAATTGTCGTGCCACATCCTTATTCTGAATAGCTTTTGCTAAATCAGGATAGACGGTATTAAAAGCATAAAGCGTTAGCATGAATGCATCGAGTGCGTGTTCATCTTCATTTGAGTAAGTAGGTTCGCCTGTTTTCGGAGCAATTCGTTTGATTTGATATTTCGTCATTTGGCGATTGATGGTTTGGTCAACATCTTTTGATGGAATCCGAAGTTGTCCCCGGTCCAAAAGTAACGTCGTCATGTTTACCATAAATGCTTTTAATGGTTTCTTATCAAGGACACGACTGATAGGGTCACGTACAAGCTCAACACTTCCGAATGCGACGGCACGGACTTTCTCTCCAATCGTCTTACGTAAGACTTCAGATTGGTAGTCACCAGCACCTTTATCAACGTAGATAGCAAACGGTTCATAAATCTTATCAAGTTCTTGTAGTTTCTTTACGGCATTATCATATGTAAAGTCACCTCGTGCAATTTCAAAGCGATTGATGACTTTAAAACGACCATATGGAGACAGTTCACTATCAACGTCTGCATCTGTCATTCGTCTTTCTTCGAATCGGTCCCATTGCGTTACGATGATTTGGGTTGCCGCCCCACTCTTATCCCAGTCCACACCAATGGCTATCGGTGCATCATTTGTCCGTCGGCTAAGGTAACCATAACCACTTGAACTTGCTTCGTCAACGAAGTCTTTGTTAAATACTCCGGCGTCCTCTGTTCCAAATTCCGCTAGTACTTCGTGCTCGTATGCAGAGTGCGTATACATTGTTCGCATCTCTTGTTCTAAGTCTTCTGACCACTCTGGGTTAACCATGGTTGGGAAGTGAAATTCTTTCCATCCTTTAGCTACATTTCGGTCATATAACCGGGCATCATAGTGATGACCTTCTTTTGTTTTAATTGGTTTTACTTGTTTCTCTTGATTAAATTTAATTTCTACGCATGCTTGGTAAAACTTTCCTCGACGCCCAGTAGGTGTCGACGCCATCATAATACCAATACGTTTTGGTGCTTCCATCGCAATCGCATAAATCGCTTCAAAGTCTTTATCACCCAGATAGTCTACTTCCATTTCCCTTACGTAAGGCGTGACCCTTACTCCCGGCTTTCGCACGGGGATGAGACTATATCATTAACTCTTGATAAGCAGTATGCATCATTTCCATTGTTCGGTAGACAAGGAAATCTTCTTGCGGCACATACTCCAAACTTGTGTAAGCTTTTAGGGTATCTACGTGTTCTCGTGTGATGTTCATCACCACTGGAATCAGCTCATAAGCTTTCCATTGATAAAACGTAATATCTTCCCAGTCCTTACCTTCTCCGATGAAATAATAACATCCGCCTCGTTTATAGTTTCCAAACGATTCACGGATTTTCATTTCCATCATCACAAGAGTTATCGGGCGCTTCGAGAGCACTTGCTCTCTACTCTCTTTCGAGATAGTCGTTGCGGACCATCCTGTTGCCGAAACAGGACATTCCTCAGGATTGCCATGCAATGTAGAATAATTACGTGCAATCTCAGCGATGGATTGACCGACGGTTTCTGATAACTTCTTAATGCCTTGCCGATATACTTTGTCTGAATGTTGCATGTGTATTCCTCCATTGTGTAGGTTTCCCTGATTTCACCCGATTGTCATTATGTTGTCACCAACATACGGGACAATTTCTTATCCATGTAGAGCCAACTGGCTTTCTGACCACGCAAGCTACCCCCTTCGGCCCCTGAACGGGTTCCGGCAGTAAATAACTTGATACGCGATTTATTATGAAAGACGATTTCATAAGGTGACCGTCGAATTGCTGAAATTGAAGCACGTAAAGCTTCATTGTTTTCAATGAATGTATTCAATTGGTCAAAGATTTCTCGTGCTTGTGAATCATAGGGTGTTGCAACCAAACACGTTGCCCCTTTTGCAACTTCTGTTCCCCCATTACATGTATATGCTACCCATAACATATGCGCTGTCATCGTCCATGTATTATGGACAAGAATGTCTTCGACGACTAAATTATGTGTTTCTGGTACAAATACATCATAAGTTGGACGCATTCCCACTGATTCAATGGCAACAACTTCTTCCCATAAGACATCACTGTAAACCAAGTCATATAAGAAAGCAGATTGCATATTATCAGCATATGTTTTAGCTTTACCTTTACTTAATCCATGATTCATACGAAGACGTTCTGTTTTTGAACCCGATACTTGCGTTTTTGTCATTTTCTTTTCGCGTCGTTCTTTCTCGATATGTTTCCATACATCTTTTGGTAACGTTTCATCCATCGATTGCATTTCCATTGCCCGACGGTATGTAGTTGAGTAATCTCTTGCTGTTTTATTTCCTTGTCGCACACTATCAATGAAACGAATGACATGTTCCCGATAATAGGTCATAACGTGGAAATATTCTGTGTCGTTGACGTGTTTCTTTAGAATGTTTGATTTGATTCCCAATCGAAGCAATAAATGCTTCAGATTACGAGCAAATTCATGATGTGGCGTTCCATATCCGATTTCGACGATACGTTTCGCATAATCCCATCCCCCGACATCATATAAAGCGGCAATGAAGCATTCCAATACCGTTTTATCGTATTGGTAGACTTCTTCTGGAAAAATCCCTAATCGGGCTTCTTCTGCAATCAGTTTAAATTCATTTAAATGATGCGGAATCCACAATTCATAGCTTTGTTTGCGTTTTTCAATTTTAGCGAATACACCATCATGTCGTTCAAAAATTTGTTTCATACGTTCTTGTACGCTTTCGAAACGAGATTCTACACACAGTGAATCTTTAAAGACTCGTCCGCCAGCAACTAGATAACCTAGCATCGCCGCACGTTCTGGTGCTGGAATTCCTTTGACATAATCATGTTCTGTAATGGTTCCTTTATGTTCTAGCTTACGAGGAACCGCAATTGAATCTCCGACTTCAAGTAAATCAACTTCAACCCATCCATCAATTGTTAAAACAGGGTGATTACCTGTCAGTAACACTTCAGCTCCATGTTTTGTTTTGACACGAAATACTTCTTTCACACCATTATCTTCAATGAAAAAAGCACTAGAGTTTTCTAATTGATAGCTTTCATTTAATGTTAATAAATTAACTGTATTGGTTTCTTTTTGTTCTTTATATAATTCTTCGATGGCTGTATAAGCTCCGGTAATCGGGTCTAATACCCGTTGGTCACCGGCAATACATTTTCCGATACGTCGTCCACAACGTAATACTTTACGGTTGTGTGGATGGCGTAGAATCTCTTCTTGATACCACCGTGGCTTGTCACCCCCTAAATGTTTAGCGGCCCATTTTACAGGGTCTCGCATAATCTGGATAACTTCCTTATCGTGCTCTTTGCCCATCAGTTCACTACCTTTCCTCTTCTTCGACGCGAAAAAGAGCGGAAAACTTGTTTCCGCCCTGAATAAAACCTTTTATTTCCTGTCTGTCAACACATTGCTGTTTTTACCACTGTCGTGGCGTATTATTATGAAACAAACGAGCTTCTCCGCCTAAAGACGAACGTGCATTCATCTTAGACCCTTGAATGGCTTGAACAGCCGCTTGACGCATTGTTTGTGCACGAGATGTGTCGATATAGTTCCCACCAACACTACGGTCAGACGTTAATTGCTGTCGCATTTCCTCAGAACGCTGTTTACGCCACTTATAAGCGCCTTCTACTGCATCGACGCCTGTAGTTGCCGCTGTATGAGCCCACATAACAGGAGCCGCCGCTGTCCATGCCGCATACGTTGTCAATGACTTCATTGCGGCTTCACCAACACCTTGCCCTTGGTCCATGTTCGCTTTAAAATCAAGTGCTGTCATACCAGCCCCTAGATAACCTACTCCTTTGAGTCCACCATGAGCCGCTTTAAATGCTCCACCCATACCTGCCATTTAAATTACCCCTTTCTTCGATTATGCATACCAAAGACCATGTCTCCGCTTGCACCTAATGTATTTGATGTTGTGTTTTTAGAACCACCATCTGCTAAGAATGTTGGAAGCTCACCAGATTCCATGGTTCCCATACGAGGCGTTGTCATCCGACGAACTTCCATTAAACCGGTTCCACTACCCATAAAACCTTCATCTCCAGTAGCGGTATTTCCACCGACACCAGCAGTGGCGGCAACCCCGACTCCTCCGATGGCAAGCATCGGAAGACCTCGTACTTTTTTACCCGTATACAAGTTAGCAAAGTTTTTTCCATCTTTGTCATTTTTCAAAAAGACTTCTGACGCTGTATTACGTATTTTTTTATCTGAAGTCATTGCTTCAGCTAATCGTTTAGGTTTCGACCCTACTCGTTCAGCTCCACTGTTAAGTCGTTTAACAGTAGAATTGAAGAGTTTTTTTGCGGCTTCTCCTTTTGCCATGATTTAGCATCCTTTCTATTCTATTATTGGTCTCGTTTACGCCAATTCATCATGCTCTTAGCTTTTCCAGCCATTTCGTTATTCAGCATCAACGCTTTGACTCCGACTCCATACTGTTCTGTCTGTTTGCTGTATGTATTCATGATGTTATTGTTTCCACGGAAATAACTTTGAGCACCAGTTGCTTGTTTAGCGGCACGCAATCCGGCCATTCCTGTAGCACCCATCATAGCACCAGATTTCGCTCCATCCCAGAAGTCTCCACCTTGCATAGACTCAATACTACCACCAACGACACCACCCATAGCGGCACCT